AACTCGACCACCCTTGCCCCGTGGCGCAGCCGCGACACGATGGCCTTGGCCGTGTCGGCGTCGCCCTGCTCGGCGAGCCTGCGCACGAGGTCGCTTGGCCTGTACTGCGTGGTGACCAGCGTGGGGCGCATCGCGGAGTAGCGCTGGTCGATGAGCTGGAACAGGCTGTCGAGCACGAAGCCCGTCGGCCTGCGCTTGCCCAGGTCGTCGATGAGCAGGTAGCCCGCCTCGGCGTAGCGCTTCAGCGGGTCGCCGCCGTCGTGGAAGCTGCGCTGGATCTCGTCGAGCACGCGGTACATCGGCACCATGAGCGGCGACTTGCCACGGTCGTGCAGGCGCATGGCCACGGCTGCTGCGCAGGTGGTTTTGCGCGTTCCCACGTCGCCCCACAGGTAGAGCCACTGGCCGCCCTCCATGGCAAGCGCAAGCTCGTCGGCTATGGGGTGGTCAAGCCCCAGGTAGCGCTCGGGCACGCCGCAGCGCACAAGCGAGCGCCTGCGCTTCTCGGCGACGGCCTTCTCGGCCTCGGCCTGCTCCTGCGCTGCTATGGCAGCGCGCTCGGCAACGGCCCCTTCGCAGCTGCACGACTCGTAGCCGCAGAACAGGCGCTTGAGGCCCAGCTGGGCGTACCGCGCGTTGAGCACGGCCCCGCAATGCGGGCACTCAGTCGTACTGGGAAAAGTCGTCACCGCCGGTCACCTCCAATCTCGTTTCGTGCTTCGGCTTCGAGGTGCGCACCCAGTTGCGCACGGATGCCTTCCAGTCCTTCATCCGCGATTTGCCGACCATCCAGCCCTTTTGGGCGTAGAAGTCGACGAACCGCTCGGGGTCGAAGTCGGTCAAGGCGAGGTCGATGCCCTTCGACGCCGCGTAGGCGCTGGCGTATTCGGCCACTTCCTCGGGAGAGGGGGCGCGGAAACGCGCCGCACCCGCTTTTCCCTCTTCCTTAATTCCTCTTCCTACTTCCTCTTCCTCTTCGCTTGGCCGTTTGCTTTCGGCCTTGCTTGCATCGCTGCTTGATGATTTGCTTGGCGTTTTGCTTACGCTTTTGCTTGCGGGTTTGCTTCCCGTTTTGCTTGTCCGTTTGCTTTCGGCCTTGCTTGCATCGCTGCTTGATGATTTGCCGCCGTTGCCTCCCGCCACGATGCGCGAGCGGGAGGTTTCCATGACGGGCCGTATCGCCGTCAGCACGGCTTCCTGGGTGTCCGTGCGCGGCTCTGGCTCCTCGCCCGTGCGCAGGTAGCGGACGATCATGCCTATAAGCTCGTCGCCCTCCCTGCGGTTGCGAAGCCTCAGCGGCCCGTCTATGAGCGAGTCCAGGACTTGCACGCCGCCGTCACCCCTAAAAGGGGATGTCCTCGTCGTACACGTCCATCGACTGCTGCACGGGCTGCTGGGGCGCGTAGGCCTGCGGCGCGGGCGCTGGTGCCTGCTGGCGCGGCTGCGGGGCTGCGGGCGGGTTCTGGTACGCCTGCTGGGCGTTCCACTGCTGGGGCGCTTGCTGCGGGGCGGGCTGCGGCTGGTAGGCCTGCTGGGGCGCATAGGCCTGCGGCTGGTAGCCCTGCGGCGCGTACTGCTGCGGCTGCTGGGTGTTGGCGTTCTGGCTCAGCAGCTCCACCTCATCGGGGATGACTTCGAGCTTCGAGCGCCTGCCGCCGCCGTTCTTGTCCTCCCACGAGCTGTAGCGCAGCTTGCCCTCGATGGCCACCTTCATGCCCTTGCGCAGGATGCGGCTCAGGGCCTCGGCGCGGTTGCCGAACATCGTGCAGTCGACGAAGTTCGGGTAGTCCTCCCACTGGCCCGTCTGCTGGTTCTTGCGGCGGTCGTTCACCGCCACGCCGAAACCGAGGACGGCCATGCCGCCCGCCGTGCTGCGAAGCTCGGGGTCGCGGGTCAAGTTGCCCGTGATGTTCACTCGGTTGATGCTCACAAATAACCTCCTTCTCCGGTGCCGCCGCTCGTCCATGTCCTCTGGATGTCGGCGTCAACGACTTTGATGCGTAATTTGAGCGCCATGATCGCCTCGCTTGAGGCCTTGTAGAGCGCTTCGGCGCAGTCGCGCAGCTGCTTCTTCTCTGCTATGTCGGGGCGTCCCCGGCACAGGTCGCTTATCACGGTGACCGGCGTGCCCTTGGAACGCTCCTCCAAGATGGCTATGCGCAGCGCCTTGCGGTACTCGGCCTCGTTCTCGGCGTACTGCTGGCCAGTTCTGCGAAGGGCCTCAAGCTCCTGCATGAGCTGGTCGAAAAGCTGCTCGCGCTCTCCGTACATGTCTTGCATGGCCTACAAGACCGTCCACGTCGGGGTCGCGCAGCAACCGGGGTTCTGGATGAACTGCTCGTACTGCTCGCGGCTGTTGAAGCGGTAGGCGGTGCCGCAGGCCTTGCACTTGGCGTCGAACGGCCCTTGCACGGGCGGCTCCTTCTCGGGCTTTTCCACGCCGTTCAGGGAGTCCGGGTCGCTCGTGCCGTCGATGTCGAACATGCCGCAGAGCGCGTACTTGCGCGCGTAGCTCGACGCCGAGCCGGTGAGCTGCGTCTCGCTCATGCCCTTCTGGGCGAGCGGCTCGCGGGCGTAGGCGCAAATGACGATCTCGCCGGGCGTGCCGTCCTCGAACTTCACGAGGCAGGTGGCCTTCACGTAGAAGCGGTCGCCCACCTGCTCGATGGAGTCGTTGAGGGTGAAGAACACGCCCGCGTCACGGCAAGGCTCCTTGAGCGCGGCAACGATGTCCTCCATCGAGCGGTAGTAGTAGTTGCCGTGCGCGTTGTACCGCGCCTTCGGCACGACCACGGAGCGCTGAACCTGCGCCACCGCCTGGTCGATTGTCATGTGCTTGTCGTCTGCCATTCGATGCTCCTAACGGATCGTGCGCTCGTAGACCTGCTGCAGGGTGCCGCGCTTGAACACGCCGCTCACGCCGATGCTCCCGCAGAAGCGCCCGATGGCCTGCATCTGGTCGGTCGTGGCGGAGTCGATGAGCATCACGCAGGGGGTTGCGGGGCCACTCGACACGGGCGCCGGTGAGGCAACTGGTGCGGGTGCGAGCGCCGGTGCGGCAATGGGTGCGGGGCCGATAGGCTCGTCGCCGATCTCCTGCATGGGGCTTCCGCCCGGATACCAGTTGCCGGCGGGTTCGGGCGCGGCCTCCGGCTCTGGTTCAGGTTCCATGGCGGCTTTCAGCTCGGCAATGCGCGCGGCCTCTTCTGCCGCCTTGCGGGCCGCTGTGAGCGCTGCGCCCAGGTCGAGGGTCGCGAACAGCTCGCGCTCGGCCTCGGCATAGAAAGGCTCGCCCTCGAACTGCGACTTGAGAGTTTCCCAGTCGCCCGCCAGCTTGGAGACCTTCGCCTCAAGCGCCTCGTAAGCCTTGATCTCGCCGAAGGTCTTGTTGAGCCACTGCGGCTCGTGGAAGCGCTCATAGGGCACGACGGGGGCCAGAAGCCCGGCGAACTCCTCGTAGTGCTCCTGCAGCTTGGCGTAGGTGCGGGCCTTGCGCTCTTCCTCGGCCTGGTCGAGCTGCGCCTTGATGTTGCCGGCGGCTTCGTCGATGATGGCTGTGATCTGCTTGCAGCGCTTCTCGAAGGCGTCGAGCGGCTTGCTGTACTCGCGCTTCACGGCCTTGCGGCGCTCGTCGATCTCCTTCTTGAGGCCGTTGAGGTAGCTGCGGTCGTGCTTGGCCTCTGCGATGTTCTCCTTCTTGGTGAGGTCGTAGGTCGCGCCATCGTAGGCCTCGACGGTCTTGCGCACGTGGGCTTCGAGCGCGTCGAAGTTCGCCTCGATGACAGACGGCTTGTAGGCCACGGTCAGGCTCGATGCGTCCTGCTCCTCGATGACCTCGGCCACAACGTTCTCGGCTTCGTTACTCATCCCAGACCTCCCCGGTCTCGTCGTCGAACTCGATGGTCTTCTGCTCGCTCTCCACGGTCAGGATCACGTAGCCGTCCGTCTTCTTCATCAGGGGGAAGGCGTTCTCGCTGTCCATTCGGACGGTGAACTGCAAGACCGCCTCGTCGCCCTTGATGGTCGATTGCTTGAACAGGGCGCGTGCGCTTACCGGTTGCGTCGTGATCGGTACCACGGCTAGTCCTCCTTCTTCACGCCGAAGATGATGCTCATGACGTGCTTGGCGGCCTGCTCGGCCTCTTTGCGGCGCGCCTGCTCCACAAGCTCCCGGTTGGTGTTCTCGTTGACGACCTGGTAGCCCTTGGCGCGCACGTCCTCGGGGTAGCTTTCAAGCGCGGCCTCGGCCAGGGCGATCATGGCCCACCAAGCGCCCGCGTCCTTCTCGTCGGCCTCGGCCTCGCCGCCCGCCACCATGAGGGCGTTCACGGCGATGCAGCTGGTGAGGTCGATAAGCGTCTCGATGCTGTCGGTGCGGCTCATGCCGTCGTTCACGTTGTTCTCGAAGTGCTTCATTTCTTCTCCTTCACGTACTCCTCGACGAAGTACTCGATGTAGATGCTGATAAACGGTTGCGTCCCGTGGCAGGGCCTCGGGCGCTTGTCCACGGTGCAGGTGATCACCTGCTGGTCGTCCTTGAAGGCAAGGCCGTTGAGCGAGTCGCAGACGAGCTTGCCCACGTTGTCCCAGTCGGGCTTTCCCATGTCGGAGCGCCCTTCCCAATACTTGGGGTTGCTCTTAGCGAGCGGTCGGTAGGTGGATATGCGCATCCTCACGGGGCCGTCGTGCCCGGCGAAGGTCTCGCCGTATTCGGCCCGCCACGCGTCGCGCACCTCCTTCTCGGCCTTCAGGGTCTTGGTGGGGGTGTAGGTGCGGTGGTTGCGGTAATCGGTGCGGGGGCGCTGCTTGCCCACGACCTCGCGAACCGGAACCACGACCCGCGCCGTCGCCGCCAGCGTTTGAACCCAGCTCATTCGCTGAAACCGTCCGACTGGCTGCGGTGCTTGTTGAAAGCGCCCTTCAGCTGCGGGTAGCGGGCTTCCATGATGCGGGCCAGGCTCGGGGCGATGCCGTTCTTGCAGGCCACGTGCAGCTCGTTGCGCACCATGTTCACCAGGTAGTTGACCGACACGTAGCCCTTGCGGTTGAGCCTCACGGCGTTCTCCACCATGAAGTTCCAAGCGCCTGGGTTGTCCTCGATCCACTTGCGGGCCTCTTGGAAGTCCTGCTCGCCTGCGGAGCCGAGGCCGAATATCTCAAGCTGGTTGCTCTGCGGCTTGGGGCTGTAGCGCTCGTCGTTACGCATGGACGACACCCGCCGTGGTCTCGTATGCCTGCTGGGCCGTTGCCACAGCGCCGTCCATCGTGGGGATTACCCACGCCCACAGGACGATGAGGAAGATGATTGTGGCGGCTAGGAAGCCGACCAAAACGCCAGCCTTGAACTGGGAGGCGTCCTGCATCTCCTTCGCGGTGGGACGGGGCTTGCGCTCGAATGGTATGATGGTCGAAGCATCGTTCTCGATGCGGTTCATGCGGGCGCTCGGAGTGTGGTAGCTGGGGGCGCTCGCTTTCTTTTTGCTTTGCATTTCGTGCTCCTTTCTGATGTTTCCGCAGGTCATAGCACGTGTGGCTTTTGGTGTGCCTATTTTTGCTTTTTCTTGGCGCGGCTCTTTGCGCTGTAGTAGCGCTGTCGCTCCTGGTTGTTCCTCTTCTCCCTAACCGCCTCCTCTCGCATGGCGTTGGCCTGCTCGGCTAGGTCGGACATGTGAAGTTCCTTCGTGCACTCGATGCACCAGCCGTTGATGCGGTTCAGGGGACGGAATGTCCATCTGCCGCAGTTTGGGCACTGGCTCCGCTTGCGGAGTGAGAGTCCGCAGTGTTGCGCTTGCCACTTAACCGAGTCTCCCGAACGTCCCAGCGCCTTGGCTATCGCTTTAGCGCCTTCGCCCGCGTGCTCTTCGAGGTACTTGAGTTCACGTGTCGACCACTGCCTCATCGCGCCTGCTTCTCGCCTTTCTGCTCGCTTTCCCGGTATGCCTTGACCAGCACGTCGCACATGTGGTCGAATGCCAGCTCGCGCGGTGTTTTGGGCTTTTCTGCCTGCTGCTTGGTGGGCGTCTGCTGTTCGGCCATTTAGGCCACCGTCCTGTTCTCCGTAAGTCCAAGCAGGTAGTCTGCGGAGCAATGGAAAAGCTTCGTCATGGCTACGAGCTTCGAGCCGGGGATTTCACCGCCACTTTCGTAGCTAGCAACAGTGGCGCGGCTTTTGAGTCCGAGCTTCGTTGCCAAATCTTCTTGGCTAAGACCGATTCGAACTCGCTCGCTTGCGATCGGGTTCATATGCACCTCACTTTCACTATTTGTGAACTTCACAATTAGTGAATATAGAAGAACTTCTGACCTTTTGCAAGTAAGGAATTCACTATTTGTAAATTTCTTTGTACAATGTGCCTATAGAAGCAAGGAGGACACAGTGGGCACGCAATTCCGTCTCAAGGAAACAAGACTCAAGTATGGGAAGAAGCAGCCCGAAGTGGCCGCTGTTCTCGGTATAGGTGTTCCCGCTTACTCGATGATGGAAAGCGGGCAACGCGAAATCAATGGATCAAAGCTCATAAAGCTTGCAAGGTATTACGAATGCTCCGTTGACGAACTATTGGGTACGGGGCCTTGGGATACTGGCGAACGGAAGGAATAACACATGGGAATGTTCAACAAAAGCGCCGCTAAGAAGATGGCTAGCGATGCGGACGAGTTCATCGTGAGCGACGGGAAGGTTCACGCCCTCGTGTTCCAGGTCGCGGGCAAGGCCATGTATTCGACCGCCACGCAGCTTGAGGACAAGGTTACCGAGCGCATCGACGGAACGTTGTCGCGCATCCAGGACAAAGGTTGTCAAGTCGTCGATGTCAAGATGGCCGTCAGCGCCAACACGCGCGACAGCGACATGATGCTGTACTCGTTTACCGTCTTATATAGGTAAAGAAAAAAAGAAGCCCCACGGGGTCACAGCGTTGCAGCGCTACCCGTGGGGCTTTCCACAGAACCTCTGAAAGGAGGCCGTTTCTTATTATGCCAAAAACAGCGGTGATATACGCCCGCTTTTCATGCAACAAGCAGCGCGAGGCCTCGATAGACGACCAGCTGCGCGTGTGCCGCGACTGGTGCAAACGCGAGGGCTACGCCATCGCCGCCGAGTACTGCGATTACGCCATATCGGGCCGCACCGACGACCGCCCCGAGTTCCAGCGCATGATAGCCAACGCGGGCGAATCCGACATAGTGCTTGTGTACATGATGGATCGCTTCTCCCGTGGGGAGTACGACGCGCCCATATACAAGCGCGAGCTTGCCAAGAAGGGCGTGAAGCTCGTGTCGGCGCTTGAGGCCATACCCGACTCGCCCGAGGGCATCATCTACGAGAAGCTGCTGGAAGGCCTTGCCGCCTGCGAGTCGAAGAAGACCGCCATACGCACCAAGCGCGGAATGGAGGGCAACGCGCTCCGTTGCAAGACCAACGGCGTGCGCGTGTTCGGCTACCGCAAGTCGGAGGACGACGAGTACGAGATAGACGAGCATGACGCCGCGTTCGTGCGCGAGGCCTTCAAGCGGCGCATCAACCGCGAGACCGTGAACTCGATAGCGCGCGACTTCGCCCAGCGAGGCGTGAAGACCTCCAACGGCAACCCGTGCGGCTACTCGATGGTTTACCAGATGCTCCACAACAGGCGCTACACGGGGCGCTACGAGTGGGGAGGCATAGTCAAGGAGGGCGGAATGCCCGAGATCGTAGACGAGGTGACGTTCATGGACGCTCAGCAGGTGCAGGGAACCAAGAAGCGCTCTTCGGAGGACTGGGGCGACTTCGCCCTGGCGGGCAAGGCCATATGCGCCGGCTGCGGGCGAAACCTGCAGGGCGTGAGCGGGCGCGGGCGGCGCAACGTCAAATACGAGTACTACAGCTGCGTTGACGGGTGCATGAAAAACGTGCGCCGAGAGGAGCTTGAGGGCGCTATCGTCGGTGCCCTGCGCGAGCTGCTTGCAGACCGCGAGGAGGCCTTGAGGATAGCCCATATGGTCGCGGAGAGAGCGGACGGGGCGGAGGTGGCCACAAGGCGAAAACAGGCGGCGGAATCCCTTTCAGCTGCGGAGCGCGGGCTGAAGAACATCCTGAACGCCATCGAGCAGGGAATCATAGCGCCGGGCGTGAAGGAGCGCATAGCCGAGCTTGAGCAGCAGAAGGCACGCGCCAACTACGACCTGCAGGCCATCCAGGAGCAGAAGATAGACCCGGAGCGCTTCGCGGACTTCCTGCAGTGCGGCGCGAAGCTCGATGACGCCACCTTATTGAAGGCGTTCGTCTGGCAGGTGAGCGTATCCGACGAAGACGTGCTCGTGACACTGAATTACGACACGGAAAGCAACGAACCCGCCAGACTTGACATCCAGCGGGTTCGAGGAAAATTAGAATGGTGCCCCCAGCGGGATTCGAACCCGCGATATCCACCTTGAAAGGGTGGCGTCCTAGGCCGCTAGACGATGGGGACGCAAAAAGACAGTATACAGGATATGCCTCCAAGGAAGCAGCGGAGCACGACCACGCTACTTAAACAGGGATTTCGTCCGCCTCCTGCCTCCGGCGCTCCTCCGCACTTACTCCCGCCGCAACGGTCCCGTCCTTTGAAGTCTGGGCCGTGACGCTCTTGCCATCGGACGTCACCGTCACGTTCCCGTTGACAGCCGTACCGTAGATTTGCGCTCCCACGCTCGCGAACACATCGAGAGTTGCCTGGTCAGGATGCCCGTAGTCGTTTCCCTCCCCATACGAAAGAACGACGACAGCTGGGCGAAGCGCGCGGGCGAGCTCCGTTGTGATCCCTGTTTTGCTCCCGTGGTGCGCCGCTTTGAGGACGCCGACGCGGCCCGGATTATCGGCGGCGATTTCGCTCGCAGGCGCATCACCCGTAAAGAGCATCGACGTCGTTCCGTAGGTCACGCGAAGCACGACCGAGTAGTCGTTCATAACCTCGGACTGCACGCTCGAATCATTACCGAGCACATCAATCTCATAGCCAGCGTCTCCAGAAACGATCTTCTCGCCGGCGACGGCCTTCTTCACCGCGCATTTCTTCGCCTCGAGGGCGTCCAGAAATTCCTGGTACACCTCGGTGCCCTCGCTGGCAACCGGCATCCAAACCTCACCGATGTCGAACGCGCGGATCACGTCGGCCAAACCCCGATGTGATCTGAATGTGGATGCGTCGCAACAGGATAGTCGATCTTTTTTATATTCTGAGCAGTCAGGAATTGTTCGACGGTCGACCCGCTCACGACCTCGCCGGCGTCGATGAGCATCGTCTTTCCGTCGGGAAGAAGCACAAACTCCGAATCGCCTTGACCCGCATCGATAAACGTAGCCTTCAGATCGCCAAGCCCTGCAGTTTCAGGCTGACGGCCCTGCTCGGCCTTAGTCGCTTCATCAGATCCCTGGTCATCGGCCTTCGATTCCGAATTCGCCGACTCCGCCGCCGTCTGGCCCTGCCGGTTCGCATCGCCGCTCGCAGCATTGCCGCTCGAACTCGACGCGATCGAGCCCGCAAGAGAGCCGACAAGCATGAGGCTCAAGAGCACACAGGGAACGGCCGCGAGCATCTTGCGGACAATGGGCGCTTGACGCATACCCCATTTAACAAGCCCGTTGTCGGGAGATTCTCGGACAAGAGACCTCCGTATGTAGCGGGCCAAAAACCAAAGCCCGACGCCGGAGGCGATGCAAACCGCATAAGCAAGCGCGACCGCGGCAAGGCACAGCACGCAGAAGACGCCAATGAACCAGATGCACCCGCGCTTTTGCCCACGGTCAGGCCTATTCTTTGCCACAACGCCTCCATCAGATATCAAAGCATATTAAGCAAAGGATATCATTGGGCGCCAAACACAAAACTACGCCTAGGCAAACTGGTAGGGGCGGTGGGACTCGAACCCACAATCCTTTCGGCCGCGGCTTTTAAGGCCGCTGCGTATGCCAATTCCGCCACGCCCCCATGAGCGCCGGCGCCGAAGCGCGTCCGTATAGTCTAGCCGACTTTGAGCCCGCGCGAGCGGGCGACGACGCCGCTCTGCTAACCGCTATAGCGCGGCAACGGGCGCATGGTCGGCTTCCAGCCGACGGGCGAGTTCGTGCCCTCCTCGCCCGGCAGCGCGGTCGCCGCCGTGAGCGAAAGGCCGAACAGCAGATCCGACTCGCTCACCGTGAGCTCGTCGAAGCCGATCTGAGCCATGAGCTCGCCGATCGCCACGGCCCCGCCCAGGATCACGGGCGCGCGCTTGGGCTGGATACCCGGCATGGCGGCGCGCTGCTCGACCGTCTTTGCCGCAAGGGACGCCTCGAGCTCGGCGACCTTCGCGGCAGTGAGCCTCGCCAGGTGAACGCGGCTCGAGTCGTACGGCTCGAGCGCGAGGTCGACGGCCACGAGCGTGGTCACCGTGCCGCCGCAGACCACGAGTGCCTCGGGCGCAAGGGGCGCGATCTTCGCGGCCTCCGGCGCAAAGAGGCCCGCCGCGAACC